CACAGTTGTCAACACGCTTGCCACCCTTCATCTTGGTGCCCATCTGCTTGTAACCTTTCCAGCAAGCTTTGCCATCAAGTCCTTTTTTCTTTTCAGCAATAATAATTTCACCGTCAACTTCTACTTCGATAGTTTCTAGAACTTCTTCGGTCTCTTCTCTAGTAACAGTTTTGGTAGTATCCTTAATTTCTGCTCCTAGAGAATACTTACTCTTTTTAGTGTCGGCAGGATTTGCTTTATCTGCTGGAGATCTGGATGTCATGTCATCCGTGTTCTTTTTAGTAGCAAAAGGATTATCTGCTGGTGTGGGGATTCCTTCGTTAAGAAGTGACATCGCAGCATCCATTAGTGATTCTCTAATTTGATCCATTTTTATAAGAGTACGTTTTCCTGTAAAGGTATTTATGTAATGTTAACTTCTCTAATATCTTTCACCCATGCTCTAAACATCTCACCACTCTCTGTAATTGCAATGACATAGTTTACTCCAGCACGATGTATCTTTCCTTTTTCTCCAGTTACTACTGACATCACAGTATCTCCTTCACGAAAGACATCCTTCATCCGATATCTTTCGTGTGTAGATTTTTCTCTTAATTGTCTAAAATTTTTCATTTAAAATTGGCAGGTAAGTTTGATGCTATTTCCATCATTAAATCACGACAGTCTTTATCTTTAAGTGCTTTAGGAATACCAGAACGAAATGTTTTGAAGTCCATGGCATGTGCGGCACGTCTCATCTTTGTACCAGAGATAGCAAATGTGTCGCCATCAGCATCTCTACTACCAGAAGATTCAATGGTAATTTTTCTAAAAGAAAAATCTTTACCATTGTACTTATGTAGGAACTGCATAGCAGATACTCTGTCAGATCCCACAAGAAAAACAACCTCATTATAGTCCGCCATCATAATATCTTGGAGAATAGCAACTGGTTGTTTAGGTCCAGAATATATTTTACCTTTATGTTCTGGAAACATTAGATTCATGTAATGCAGTTTACGTTCGGGTGGCAATGGATTGCTACCTTTTTTATCTACAGTTTGAGAGATGTAGATACGATAGTCATGACTACCGGCAGCTTTCTTGAGACCATCAAAGTTCTCTTTATGTCCTGTAGTCGGTGGTTGAAATCTGCCAAACGTAAAGTAGCAGGTCTTACATTCTAGCGCCATTGCTTTTGTAGTGTGAAATTGTTGTATGCAAACTCCAAGCGATTCACAAATTTAATCATACTACCGTCTTTATGCAAGACATAACCTTCTGGAGTGGTTACTTTATATCCCTTGTCTGTCTGAACAAAAGTTCTAAACTGTTCAAGATGATCTAGTTTATCTATAACCATTTGCTTAACTGTCTGTAGTTCTTTATACAGAGCAATCATAGTCTTAAATTTATATACATTATCTAGGACATAATTTTCACTCTTATAAACTAATGCTGCCTTTGCTGTTCTATTTTTTACAGTTTTAATTTTACTCAACTCGTTCTGCATCTTGGCATCATAAAAATTAACTAGTTCATTAATAGTCTCGTCAACATTAGTAATACTACGAGCATTTTTAATCTCACTATTAAAGAATTGTTTTAAGTAAGTAGAAATATGAAATTTCTTTTCCCCCGTAGTACCAAAATTTTCCACAAGGTCATCTAAAAAATCACCACATAGTTTACACATCCTTTCAATTTTAGAAATGTGATTATCAAATTTCTGCATCTCTCTTTTGTTAAATCCAACCTGATGCATAGGCGTATCGTTGTTGATCACAGCAACTTCTGTTGTGTTAGTAAAAGTATTAATAGGAGCGCCTGCCATTGCCTGCATGGTTGGTAAATCGTTTCCGCTATAATGAGTGTGAAATACCACACCAATCTTTGCTCTCCCTACCTCTTTTCCTATGGGGTGATCTACAGGAATACCATATGTAATCGTGTTAGGTCTAAAAGTATAAAGTTTTTCTCCGTTAATAGTTTCAGTATTTCTAGTTGAATCAGTAAACATTAAATCACCTTGTATAACTCCTTCTATACCAAGTTTACTAAAGTATCGTAGAGAATATTTAAGTTTTTCTGCAAGATCTCCATCATACCACTCATCAATTTGATCATCAACGAAACATAATTTTGGTTGTGTTTTTGCAAACACAGATTTGGTTCCAACAAAAAACATTCCACTCGCAGGGTCTATACCACAAATGACAGAGGGAGCACCATCCCATTTAGTTTGCATGAACCCAGTGCTCTCCTGGTGTCCTAGCATCTTACGAAGTTCCTTCAGAAAAGATACCGCTGCCATGCACCCATCGACGCCATAGTTCAGCATCTCATCTTCTAGGTGCTCTAGGTGTTTTAGTTGTTTTACGTTTGACATTAGGAAACCTTAATGTATGGTGCAGAAGAATCAGATGCAGACGTTGCATACAAATATATTCTAGTTGTTATTTCATCACGTTCATCTTTAGAACCACTCATAAGTACATCAACTAACATAAGACCAATGTACTTGGAAAATTTCCACTGTGGTCTCATCCCAGAGATAAATTTTAAATCTAAAGACTCATCTTTATCCATAACATATTGGGAATTTTTACTTGCCAAATCAAATATTTTATTATCCAATGCATTAGTGCGAGCAGCAGTAGAGACAGATGCAGCACTATTATACTCTCTCCATATACCATTACCTTCGCCATAAACACTCTCAAGGATGTAGTTCATAACCCCACCACCAATTTTACCGTGCTTCGCTGCCTTACCAATCATCTCCCCCTGCCAAGTTTTACCTTCCTTATCAGTTGCTCTAAACTGAATACGATACCCCTCACCAAAAAGATAAACATCCATGGAACCCATCAATGATTTTGAACCAACGCTTTCAAATGGTTTCTTGACTGTCAAAGATGCTTTAGTAAAATTATGTTCTGTGAGATTTGTCGTATTTGATTCCACTTTCTTAAGAGAAACTCCAATTAATTTTTTGGTTTTGATTAAATCAAGAAGAATTTTATTTAACCCTCCCTGAAATGTCATTTCATTCGTGATCATATTGCTATCAAAATCACAATCACACATATAGATGTCAGCAGGAGTCCATTTGTTAATGTTTGCAAATGGAGAACCATCTGCTTTGTTTACTTTCTTAAAATGCCCTTCTACTGTATTAACAATACCCGTTCCTCTATGAAATATAAAATTTTTGTTTCTATATTTCTGAACCGAATACAGTTTATTTGCAGTTCTGATGCTAGATTTCATCCATGCAATATCATTTTCTAGAAACTTATGAATTTCTTCTACAGACCTATCCGTAGACACAGAACTAGATACTCCTTTTAGATCTTCTAGGGTAATTGGATATTCAATGTCAATATCTTTTTTCAATGTATAGCGATATGCAGTTACCCAACATGCTGCACCTTCAAATAAAGCGGTAGCATCAGCTCCGCCACCAGATCCTTTGTTACTTCCAAAAGCAGTGGTCTTTTTTATCTTGGTAAATGTAATGTCAGTGGAAGAATTTACTTTACCTTTTTTCTTAATCTCTTTAAGAACTTTCTTGCCGGAATACTTTGCTGCAAAATTATTTTTATTTGTTTTGTCTGGAGAATCGAATGCTAATTTTCCATCGATTACACTTTTCATATCAGACATCACATCATCCGATGCCATTATAAGTGCTTTACCGCCACTCTCAACTTCTATTAGTTCTCTATTGACAATAGCATCATAAAGGACACGCAAGCGAATACCTCCACCACTGGGGGCATCCTTGCCGTAATCACTCATAGTCATTGATGCCATACGAAAAACCTCCCCTAATATTTAGAGGAGTATTTATTAAACGGAAAGTCAGGGATTCGAACCCTGGGTGCTCGTCACACGGCAGTTTTCAAGACTGCTACCTTAAACCACTCGGTCAACTTTCCAAGAATTAACGACGACTACAATAGTAACCGCCGCGAGGTTTGTCAGCACAAATCCAAATGGTTGTGCCTGTATTGTTCCAATGCCTTATCGCATTAGCGACGATAAAGCAGTTTGTGATGAGATAAGTAACAAAAATAAAACTCCTAACCACAGCGACAGCATCAGCTTCTTTATCTGTGACTCCATCTTTCCTCCCTAACGCTTTTGCCCATATTCTCCACATAACTATTCAAATACAACTTTAGATAATGAATCGTCATTGCCAACTTGTCCAGAGAAGAAAGAGTTAAAGGAAACAGAATATCTGGTGTTTTGTGACATATTTTCATCTACACTATGTATTAAATGAGATGGAAATATCAGTAGATGTCCAGATTTAGTTGGTTCTTTATGTATAACATCATTGCTATTTTTTGTCCCTTTTCCAGCAAAAATTGCAGGAAAGTTTCTAGGCCATTGTTCTTCTGTATTATATGAGAAATTAGTCCAGATGTTTCTTATACTAAACCATGTTCTGCTGTCATTATCAGTAAGGTATAGAATGCCACTCAAAATAGATTGAGGATGGGAATGTGTGTGATGCCAGTCACAGTATTCTGATTTGTTACCCCACATCAAACAAACTTTAATGTCTGATATAAATTGTATTGTTTTAAGATCATCTAAACACTCACGTAAGCACTGATTAAACCACCCTTTTAATTTGTTATATTCTTTTCTTTCATGCAAAAGATGAGTATGAAGATTATGTTCATTTTTTACATACTCTTCATCCCGAAGAAGATGAAGAGTTTTAGTAACAAGTTTAGGTGGTGCTTGGAAACTGTAGATGTACTGCGGAAGTATGTGTAGTTTATTCATACATATAAACATGTAACATTTTCTTAACTTTCTTACCTGGAATATTACTGGATGCTTCCATACGTTCGTTAGATTTGATTATTTTATAATAATACCCAAATTCAACTTCATCATCATTACCGATATTTTTCATGAAATTGTCCAAGGAGTTCAATTCTTTTGTTTCTTTTGGATCATCTTTTTGCTTGTAGTCTTTAAAAACGTTCGGCAATTTTTCATAATATTCTTCGTATATTCCACTGTACTTTTTACTCCCAAACGTGTTAGAAAGAGTATCAGCAATTTTCTTATATTCCTCTTCAAGAGGAATAAAATGAAAGTGTTTAGGAAATTCTTGTACAACTGATGTATAAAATTGAATTGTAGAAGATCGTTTATTATTTTTGAATTGTCTTTCTAATGCAGAAATGATCATTTCTGATTTGGTTTGTTTAAAAATATTTGCAAAACCTTTATCTTTGTATTTGTCTTCAATAGATTTTAGCGTAACAGTCACAGGTCTCCCTCCACACGATTTTCACTATGATGAACATCAAACTCTCCGCCAGGATAACGTGCTTTGAGTTTGTCTACATTCATTTCAACGAGTTCTTCAACTGTAGTATCTAGGGCACGACATGCCTGCATCATATACCACATGATGTCTCCCAACTCACGCTTCATATGCCAGACGTTATCGCTGTTATATGGTTTGCCTTGGAAGACCATCTTCTTCACAATCTCCATGAACTCACCACCTTCAGCACAGAGACCATCAGCAGCAGTTTGGAGATCAGCAATCTTACATCCCTCACCATTCAATTCCTGGAGACGATAGATGTAAGCATCAAAGTCTTGTGATGGTGTGCTAGTGACACCATCAACAAATTGCTGGTACTTATCAAAATCAATAGTCATATAATAAATTGAGAAAATTTGGAAACGTTGTTTTCTTGTTCTTCAAAGGTCTTTTGGAGGGAGTCGAACAACTCTCCCTCTTCCTGTGCTTGATAACCCATGTCACTGTCAACATTATACAGCTTCATCTTTGATCTGTCAATACCCACCTCAAAGGATTTGTGGAAAGTCACCGGATTGTAACGGTTCTTCAGTTGCTGAACGATGAGTCTACCGTTCTGCTCACACTCTTCAGTCGAGATCAATCCAAACATAAGGTCGGCGGTGGCGGGAAGTCCGAAGGACTCACTGGTATCAGTAAGTTCAAGTTTGGTGCTGCCATATCCAGTCCTAGTCACCTGTGTTGCAGATACAATGGGAACATCCTGCTCAACTGCTAGTCCACGAATCTCTTCAGCAATCGATTTGATATACTGATACGAGTTTACAATGGTTCCTTTATATCGAGAAGATGCACAGATGTTAAGGTAATCAATAAAGATGATGTCAGGTTTAAACTCTCGCTTTAGAGAAAGTTCTTTGAGGAAACTTCTGAAGTGACCAACATGACCATCAGCAGTTGGATACTCTTTAATAACCAACCTACCCTGTGTTGTCTCTGCAATCTTTTGTACTCTCCTAGTAAAGATAGATTCTGGAATATCCTTCACTTGTTTAATATTAGTATCTAGAAGATTAGCATCAATACGTTTCGCAATCTGCTCTTCTGACATCTCGCAAGTAATATAAACTACATTCTTACCAGAGACCATAGCAGCAGCTGCCATGTGACACATAACGAGAGCTTTACCA